GTTCTTAAACCAACTAACGGCTGGTACTGTAAAGTTGACAAAGAAACTGGAGAAATGGGTGACAAGAAACGCCTCGCTGATACCATGAATGAAGAATTTTGGGGTGAAATTCTTGCAAGCGAGGACTTCAAAGATTTTGTGAGGAAGAAATATGAAATCTCTTACGGAAACATTATGGGGCAAAATGATGTTTTGGAAGAAACCGAAGAAGTTTAAAGAAAGCGTAGACTTTAAACTTCACGACTTTGAAGATACAGATTTAACTGGCATAGAAATCCTCCGGGGTGACTATGCTGGTGTTGTATACTATTATACCTATGCATCTGTAACAGAGGAACTTAACATGGCTAAACTTAAGTTTGGTTACCATGTGGTTAATTTGATGAAATATGACAAGGATGCATTGACAGAAGATGCAACTTTTGTTACAATGTTAGGTGACATACTAACAGAATTAATTTTAACGGAAAAACAAATTGAACCGACTAGAACTCTCTATTCTGAAGAATCTGATATATAATGATGAATACGCACGTAAGGTATTACCGTTCATTCAAACAGAATATTTCTCAGATAACAATGAACGAACCATCTACAATGAGATAAAAGAGTTTGTGGAGAAGTACAAAAATCTTCCAACTTATGAAGCACTGGTGATTAACTTTACTGAGAGCAAGAAACTCACCGAAGAACAGGTTCGCAACTCAATTCAAATTTTGAGTGATATCAAAGCGAACAAAGATGATCCAACAGACATTCAATGGCTGACTGAACACACAGAAAAGTTTTGCCAAGACAAGGCATTGTATAATGCAATCATGGAATCAGTTACGATTCTGGATGATAAGTTTGGCACCAAAGCAAAAGGTGAAATCCCAAAGATTCTTTCTGATGCTCTTGGCGTTTCATTTGATAGGAATGTTGGTCACGATTACATAAATGATTATGAAGAACGATTTGAATTCTACCATCGCAAAGAAGAACGAATCCCTTTTGATTTGGATTTCTTTAACAAAATCACAAAAGGTGGTCTACCTAACAAGACGCTTAATATCGCTCTTGCCGGAACTGGCGTGGGAAAAAGTTTGTTCATGTGCCACATGGCTGCTGGTTGTATATCGCAAGGCTATGATGTACTCTACATTACGATGGAGATGGCTGAAGAAAGAATTGCGGAACGTATTGATGCGAACCTTCTGAACATTAAACTTGATGACTTGCATTTGATAAGCAAAGAAGATTATGAAAAGCGTTTTCAAGGTGTGAAAAGTAAAACTCAAGGCAAACTAATCATCAAAGAATATCCAACTGCAAGTGCCAGTTCTATGCACTTTAGGTCTTTGTTGAATGAATTGCAACTGAAAAAGAGTTTTCGCCCAAAGATTATCTTCATTGACTATCTGAATATTTGTTCTTCATCTAGGTTGAAACAAGGTGCGAATGTAAATTCATACACTTATGTTAAAGCTATTGCAGAAGAATTGCGTGGTCTTGCTGTAGAATTTAATGTGCCAGTTGTTTCAGCTACACAAACTACAAGGTCTGGTTTCAGTAACTCTGATGTTGACTTGACTGATACCTCAGAATCGTTTGGTTTGCCAGCGACTGCTGACTTTATGTTTGCTCTAATTAATACCGAAGAACTGGAACAATTGAATCAAATCATGGTCAAACAGTTGAAGAATCGTTATAATGATCCTAGTGCAAACAAGAAGTTTGTTATTGGTGTTGATAGAGCCAAAATGAAACTGTATGATGTAGAAGATTCAGCGCAGTCTATAGTTGATTCTGGTCAGATTCCAGACGATAAGCCACTGAATACTTTTGGTAATCGTGAGAGAAAGTTCAATTCCAAGTTTGAAGGTGTGCGTGTATAAATACTCTATACAATAATAAACAAGAATAAACAGGAAAAAGTATGAATAAAGGTCTTGCTTTTGAGTGGTGCATATATCATTTAATTGCTAAAGTTTATCCCGACAAATTTGCGACTGATCCTGTTGCAAAAACTGCCAAAACTAATTATGACCTTTCTCCTAAAGATGTGCAAAAGAATTCACTAAATGCTATTGGTTTTATTGAAAAAAAATTTGGCACAATAACTAATGTTGAAAAAACATCAGGTGGTGGAATTGAACCAAAAACCGACTTGTTGATAACTACGAAAAGAAAAGAATTAAAATGTTCATTGAAATATGGTGGTGATATTCAGTTATCATCAGGCGGTATATCAACATCGGTCAAATTTTTAGCGGGGGTTTTAGAAAATTTGGCGGCAGACGAAAGTTATGATTCCGGCCAAGCTATGCAATTATTGTCTGTATTGGCAGAACTTGATAGTGAGTATGGTGATTTAGGTAAAATGACTAGACAATTAGCTGATGTTCAACTAGGAAAAGCAGAAAGATACGACCAATTGCTTAAAAATATATTGGGTTCTTCCAAAACTCCAAAAGTATCTGAGGAGTATGAGAAAGTAAAACTTGCTATTATTGAAGAGGCTATGACTGGAAAATATACTTTTAAAGGTAAACCTAAATTATCAGCGAATTATATTTTATCTGAAAAAGAAATTCAATTTATAGATGATAGTTTAATAAAAAAAGTAGCAGATAAAACCTCAGTTAGAATTGCGCTTAAAGGCCGAGGTAAAACTATGGTTGCAGGTAAAGAAGTCAGATTAAACGAAATTGTTGTAAGGTTTGATACAAAAAAATGAAATTTACAGAATTTCTAACAGAAGGCGTAAAGAAAGAAGGCGCCAATCTTCATCTTGAACACATTGAGGATGAAGTATTAAATCGTGGTGTTGCTGGCGCAAGAGATGCTATTGCTTTCCTTCGTTCATTGCGTGATATGCTTGCTGGTCATGCAGAATCAAAAGTAAATGTCACTACAAAATGGGATGGTGCACCTGCTGTATTTGCTGGTATCAATCCAGACAATGGCAAATTCTTTGTTGGCACTAAAGGTGTCTTCAACGTAAATCCAAAATTGAATTACACAGATGCTGATATTGATAACAATCATTCATCAGAAGGATTGAATGCTAAACTAAAAGTAGCATTGCGTTATTTACCAAAACTAGGAATCACTGGCGTTCTTCAAGGCGATATGATGTTTGCTAAAGGTGACTTGAAGAAGCAAAGCATTGAAGGCGAATCATACATTACATTTCAACCAAACACAATCGTGTATGCTGTGCCTAGTGATAGCGCATTAGCAAGAAGTATGCTATCTGCACAAATGGGTATTGTATTTCATACTTCATACACAGGTAAAACTTTCAATGATATGAAAGCATCTTTCAACATTGATATCAATCACTTGAAAGCAACCAAAGATGTTTGGTTCCGTGATGCTTACTTTGTTGATGCATCTGGTACTGCATCTTTTACCGAACAAGAAACTAAAGATGTTACATACTTGCTTTCACAAGCTGGTACGATATTTCAGAAACTAAACTCAATGACATTGAATAGAATTTCCGCATCGGAGAATCTTCTCATTCAAATTAAGACTTTCAACAATACCAAAGTGCGTGAGGGTCAAGCAATCAAAGATACTTATAAGCATACACAAGAATTGATTAAGTGGGTTGAAGCTAAACTTAACAAAGAAATTCTTGATGCTAAAAAAGCAGAGACAAAATTGAAACGTCAAGCAGAGAAGAATGAGATTATGCGGTTCTATCGCAACAATGCAAGCGAATTGAAAAACATATTTGACTTAATGAACATGCTTGTAGATTCAAAGAACATGATTGTGAAGAAGTTGCAAGGTATGAAACAAGTTACTAATACATTCTTACGCACAGATGATGGCTTTAAGATTACAAATCCAGAAGGTTTTGTAGCTGTAGATAAACTAAAAGGCAATGCAGTTAAGTTGATTGATAGACTAGAGTTTGCACACGCTAACTTCAATGCCGCAAAGAATTGGAGCAAGTAATGGCCGATAAGAAATTTGACTTAACGGAGATTATGAAAGAGTATGGTGAAGATGATTTTGGATTTACCGCTACAAACGAAGAAGAATACAATTCGGTTATCGCTGAGAAAGAAGAAACTGTAGAAGAATACAAACAACGTTTACATGAAGTTGAAAAACTTGTATTACCATTTCTAACTAAACTATTGAAAACTGCTGACCAACCAATCATCAAGTGGCCAAATCGTAAAGCTACACTTGAAACTCAGATACAAAAGATATTGAATTTGACAAGAGGATGAAATGAACAATTTCAAAGAACAAGCGAAAATAAATGAAGCATCTTATGCTGGTAACATTGGCATCATGGAGTTAATTAAGTTCAAACAAAAAGCAACTCCAGAG